CAAATATTATTTAATCTTTTTTATCATTATTTTGTTTAGTGGCTGCATCATAGTTTTTCCATTCAAGCCAGAAGCCGATCCCTACTATAATATTCATTCCGAACGAAGCTAATATTTCATGTATATCCTCGTAAATATTCATTGTCAGATGGACGTGCCCTACCATCCAGAATGGGATAGACAGATTACTAGCTACCCATGTAATTAAAAATGTAATAAACTTTCTCATGACCATAAATAAGAAAAGACCTATCATTTCTGATAGGTCCAATCCAATAATTAAAAACAATAAAAATGAGAAACTATATTATGCTTCACCTACAGTACCTGAAAATGTAGGTATTTGAGGTTCATCTTCTTCTTGATTCATTTCATAATGAATTAACATCATCATAGCTCCTTTTAGAACTATGTTAATTTCTTCTGAGTGAATAGCTGCATTAGCTAAGGTCTCAGCTAAATCTCTTGCTCCACCTTCTATAGCAATTGATACATCTTCGCCTTTTACTTCAACTTTAAATAGGCAATCTTGGTTTTTGTTTTCGTCTGACATGATATAAAAATTTAATTGTTAAACTATGATATAAAAATAATAAAAAAAATTTAGGTAACCAAATATTACTTACAATAAAGTCTATTATAATTGTACTTAGCAACTGGGTTGTTTTTGGCTATTATGCTATAAAGATCATTTGTTTGCTCTAATAAGAGGCTTGTGTCGCGAGTTTTCTGGATCGCGTCTCTAAAAATATTAACAAAACCATTATTTGACTCGTCTACTGTTTCTTGAGAGGTACCAGGTAGTCCACAATATGATGTCTCTCCAGTCTCAGAAATAAACATACCTGTATAGAATCCTTTCAACTTATTTCTAACAACAAATTGATCGGCATTACACCAAATAAAAATATTATTATCTTTCTGTTTAAGCAGATCAACCATCTCATACCCAACAACAAACCACGGACGGTAAGGACCCTCACCTCCAAACAACCCCAGAGAAAATAATCCGGACGGACTTCCATGTCCCATCATTATTACCTGATCATGTGTTTGGATAGCCTCTTTTATCTCATTGATGGTCTGCCCGCCCCTAAAAATACTGATATCGTCAAATCTTGGATGTCCAGTGTCTGTTAAATAAATTGGACATAAAAAATCTGTTGATCTATCATCTGGGTGTATTACAAGTGTTTTCATTTTTCTTGATTTAAAATTGGGGCTAAAGATACGAACGGTATTTCACTCAACCAAATTAGAGACAAAAAAAGCGCCGAAGCGCTTTTAATTAGATTCTTCTAATACTACTTTCTCTACAGTCATTTTATTTAACCAACATTCCTGGCCTATCCAATGTTCAACTAAACCTAAAGTTTTTTCTGTGAGGTACCAAATATGCATGTTAATCCTATTTTTATAACCCTCACCTTCTCTATCATCAATAGAAATAAGACCTTTCTTCTCTAATGATCCGGCTACCCCTCTTAAGATATTTCTAGGAATTCCTGTATCAGCCTCTACCTCCTCTATTCCCATATCTGAGAATCCTAATTCAGCATACATACCTGATGCTAATGATTCTAATACCTGTTTTTCTAATTTTGTAACTCTGATTGCTTTCATAACTTTTATTGTTTTAATTATTGATACCTAAAGATAAGAACTGTTATTTGATTAAACAACTATTTTTAAACTTTTTTTAAATAAAAAGGCCCCTAAGGGCCAAGCTATTAATAATTAAAAACCTAAATTCGCTAATACTCTTTCTACATTTACATTTTCCTCCACGCAAACTTTACCTTCTGAATGACCATAATATTCAAATTCTGCAGTTGCTGTTTTTCCACTATGGTTTGGAATTAATTTTAATTTTGAGATTCTAGGTTCAAAATTACCTTTTAATCTTACATAAGTACCTTTCTCAAAAGTCATACCCTCTCCAAACAATCTAGCTTTTTGCTCTTGTTTTTTTAATTCAACAATCTTTTGATTTGATTCCCTAACTAAATTTTCTAAAGCATATCTCTCGTCTGCCCAACCACTTTCTTTTAATTCTTTTACATATTTTCTAGCAATTTCATTTGCCTTATCCTTCATAACTTTTTTAAAGTTTCTAACAACATTTGCTACTCTACCTAAATTTTCTAATCTAATTAATTCAAAATCTGAATTACAAGAGGTTGTATAATAACTTAAAGATAGATCAGTAAATATATCTTCTTCTTTCATGGAATAACTTTGCCGAAAATATATTGTAAAGATTTCTTTTAAATAATCACTCTCATCTTTCACTTTGAAGTAGATTGTATTTCTATAAAATTCAACTACTACCTCATCACTTAATACATTTTGAAAGTAAGTAGAGAAGAATTCTTTCATTTCAGCTTCTTGCTTCAATTCTAATTCATACTCTTTATTCTGTAACTCAGCAATTTGATTTTTCAAAGTTACAATACCTAATTCTAAAGTTTCAATTTTTGTCATGATTATGTGTTTTTAATTATTGATACCTGAAGATAAGAACTTTATCTTTATGAAGCAACTAAACTTCTAAATAATCTACAGCCTCTTCTCCTATACCTTTTCCATTATAAGTAATCTCATAATTTGGATCCATTCCTGAAGATATAATATCTTCTACTAATTCTTTAATTGAACTAAACTCTCTCTTGTAGTAACTGCAATTTAAACTGTACATAACCTATATTGTTTTTAATTATGCTATAAAATTACGAAACATATCTCTACAAACCAAAAATAAATGAAGAGTCTTTACGACTCTTATTTTTATGTTTTTCTTTACGTGTGTAGGTCTTCTTAGACTTGTGAATCAGGAGCCTAGATGCCGCCCATCGCTCTTGAAGTGTTACTTGGATCTGTTTCATAATTATATTGTTTAATTTCTTCTATCATACATACTAACGAGATAGCGTCCCTAATTTCAGGCTCCGGATGGGGTCCCTGAACCCAGAGGACCCACTCCCAACACTCCAGATGATCCAACTTACTGGTTTGGATCCTTTCTAACACCAACTCCCAACCCCTCATACTGTAAAAGTGAATTACAAAGGTAACGTTGGATTTGAGTTGTTGTTTTTAGGGTCTCTATATTGTTTAAGATTGTTTTTTTATCAGATTCATTAATGTTTTTTTCATTAACAAAACTAACAATAAATTCTTTAATTTTGATTGCATCGGTCATTTTAAAAACTTGCTCTGCAATCTGCTCGAAAATAGATTTAATTTGTACTTTCATGATTAATTGTTTTTAATTTAACGTCGTAAATATAACAACAAAAAAACTAATAACCAAATAAATAATAAAAAAATATTGTAATGTTTTGAAGAAAAAAACCACCCCCCCCCCATAAAGGTACGAATAAAAAAACTAATAACCAAATTGGATATTAAAAATAGATTTTAATGTTATTTAAGGGGCCCTAAATAAAGCCCCTCCTTTATCCCTCCCCCTCCCAGATCCCCGGAGATCCAGAGACAAAAAAAGACCCGACATTTCTGTCGGGTCCCTTCGTTTAACAATTAAATTACACAACGGCCATTTTTGGACGACCTCTTTGTATTACCTCACCAGCTGCTTTTCTGGCTTCCCAAGCTGCTAATCTTTGTTGTCTAGCACTCATTGGATTTGGTTTACGGCCTTTTTGGATCGGCCCATTTTCTGCCATTAAAGCTCTGGCAGCTAATCTTTGTTGTCTAGCACTCATTGGATTGATTTTACGTCCACGAGTGGTTTCAACATTTTTGTTTTCATGCTTCTCAATTAAAGAAACTAACACAGCGGTTGCTGTTTGGTGTGCTGGGCGTTCTGTTTTGATACCCAATTCTTTTACTTTTGCTAATACATCTGTACGTGTCATAACCTTTGATTTTAAAATTAATAATTTATGTTTTTAACTCTGCTATAAAAGTATAAACAAAAAACCACATAACCAAATCTTCTAACAAAAAAGAAAAAAAGCTTTTCTCGTCGTCGTGGTATCTAATCGTTCCACCACATAAACGATAAACCAAAAAAACCTAATGCTAATTGGATCATGTGTGTTTCTACTCCATCGTAATCTTCATCTTCATTTTCTTCTGGTGCTACATAATACACCCCAAATGCTAAACCATAAATGGTGAATGGTACTATCATATTTTAAAATTTTTATTTAACTGAATATACTAATTATTTCTTAGAATTCCAAGTCTTTTTAAATTCAAGCACCAAAAAATAAAGAAACAACGGCCATAAAAATATTATCACCAAAACATCCTTAGCATCTAACCCAGTTTGTGTTTTGTTTCGTTTCATATCAACAACTAAAGCAACAAATGCTATGATAAGTCCTGCCGTTACGTAAGTATTGAATAATGTCATGTTATGTTATATTTTGTATATACATTTTGAAAGTGGATAGGCGGAACGGGGTTGGGGCAGGGATTTTCTCTTGCCACAAAAACACCACACATATTACCTTTACTTATTCCACATGTTAGTAAAAAAATTTTGCAACAAAAAAACAAACAAAAAAAAATGTTTTCCACCCTTACTCCTTGTTTTCCATCCTCACCTATTCCCTTAAGCAACAAAAAACACGCGACTTTTGCGCAAAAAAATGCGATAATTTACATTACCTCCCACTCATCACACAACACCATGCTAAAAAAAATAATGTGTTTAAATGCGATGTTTTATCTCCTTACCACCCAGGTTCCCTTATTTATTAATCACCCTTCGTCTCATCGCCACGTTATTATTTTTATTACTCAGATATTCTCTTGTCGTACATCTTGTTTTCTCTCGTCGTCGTGATGTTTATTTCCTCCCTCGTACATGTTCTCGTTTTGCTGGGTGTTTATGCTCAGATTCATATTATTTTTCTTTTACCCCCTAAATCCACTTAATCCATCTCCTTTATCCTCTCCTTGGAAGCCTGCTCCTGTGTCTTTCTTTGCTAAGTAATCCATTGCTTCAAACAATCCCATCTCATCTATCTTCTTCAACTCTTTTTTATCCTGTGTAGACAATTCTCTCTTTGTCTCTCTCCTATTCTTTTTACTTTGGAATAAAGATAATAAAGCTGCTGTTATTGGTGCTATCATAACCTTTATTTTTATTCTTGATTTAATAATTTGGATTTCAAGATCACCTAATCTTAATAACAATTTTTCTAATAGCATATTTTTCTTACTTTAGAATGATCAACAGTGTATAATTTTCCATGACCGTCTTCTAAAGTTAATTCATTCCCTAATAAATCTTTTATTTTATAGACATAGGAATCTCCTTTTACTACTACAAAGTCTCCTGTTTTCATGATTTCATCTTTTAATGTTTTATTCTACTTCTGAAACTACGTAATCTAGATTTGATACACCCATCATAAGATATCTTACTTGTGCACTGTTGTCTATAAAAATACGTCTAATACTTTTTAGTATTCCTACTCCTACTGTGATCTCTGCTTCACCTATATACTGGAATTTTTTACCATTCATATACTCTCTACCATCGCTTATTTCTCCTGTTAATGAAGACATATGACAGTATTCACCTGTATATTTTAAGATGTAGTACTTGCCTGGGATTAATTCTGTAACTGGCTTGTTTACTTTTTTGAAACTTACTTCTACGAATTCACCTGTTGCTAGTTGAATAATATCTCCGTTGTTAATGTCAAATTTTTTCATGATTTTATTGTTTAATTGTATATACGTATGTTTGTATTGGTGTTGTGTGATGTAAGGCTTCCTTGAAATTATTTAATTAAAATAGCATCAAAAATAAAGTCATATGCTTCTTGACCATTAAACCCTAACCCATCTAGAACATTAATTAATTGTTCCATATCTTCTACATCATCAAATTCTTCATTATCATCTTGAGCATCTAATCCTTCATATTCATTATAAGCAGAAATTATAGTCTTTTTTATTTGTTCAAAAGTAACTAATCCTGGAAGTGTTGTCATGATTTTTATTATTTTTATCTTTGCTATAAAGGTAAGAAAAAGGCCTGTATAAAACAAGCCTTTCTTTAAATTTATTTTACAAGAATTACTTTTGGATATTCTCGTATTGCTCTTTCAAGAAATTGATTTTTTCTAAATGAGCATTCAACTTTTCTTCAGCTTCAATGATTGCATTTTGTGCTCTTAAAATATCATCAATGTATGAATTTCTGTCTAATTCTACATTTCCGTTGTTTGTAAGAGCTGCTTGCAATCTTTCTTTAGCTGCTTCTACATTGTCTTCAAGAGAAATTGTTTCTCCTTCTAAAGCAGCAATTTGTGTTCTGAATGCTGAATCAGCTTTTCTGAAGATTTTTTGTGCCTTAGCTTCCGCATCATCTCCTTGGATGGTTGCTACTACTTGCTTAACGAAACTGGTCAAAACTGTTTTTGTTGACATAATAAATAAAAATTAAAGGGTTAAATATTTGTTTTTGGTTTTTGTACGTAAGTTTACACATGTTGTTTGTACATTAACAATATGTGGTTTTTCTTCTTTTTTGTAAGGAAGTAATCCTTCATTAAATTCTCCTTTTGGTGTCATAGATGTAGAATCATTTTGTTTTTCAAATTCTTCTTTTGTAGAAATTTCAAACTTATTACCTAAGTGTTCAAAGTCTATTAAAACTTCTTCCCAAGTTAAATGGAATAATTTTTGTGATTCTTCATTATTTGATGTATCATATATGTAACCTAATTTAGCACAACCATATCCCTGTATGCATTTTACATATTTTGGTAATTTTTCAGGAGGTTTAAATCCTTCAGGCATTAATTCATATTTATCTTCAAAGAATTGTTTGTTTGGATTTTCTGTAAAATATAGAATAGCTGCTGAACATGAATATCCTTTATTATTAGGAAAATTTACAAAATTTGAATTAACAATTACACCATAATCATCTTTATTAACATTTGCTCCTGAATTAGGATTATCAACTAAAGCTTTTAAATATCTACCAACTAATGATTTTGGTTTAACAATTTTATCTGGATGTCCTTCTGGTAGATATTGTTGAATTTCTGAAAGATCTGTTAATTCTCTAATGTTAGAAATTTCTGAAAAGTTATAACAATCTACTCCTATAAAATTAACATCACGATCTCTATACATGTATATTCTACCTTCAGTTGTAACTCTATCTTTTTCAACTCCTTTAACTTTAATGATAGTTTCTCCATTAGTTTTAGAATGCCAATCCCAATTAAATTTATACCATTTTCCAACAACAAAATTAGGTTGTTTGTGTAATGTTGTTACATCATATGGTTTACCAATTCTTTCATATTCAGCAATTTCTTCTGGTGTGGCATATCTCCATTTTGTGTTAGAAGTGTCTGAAGCTAAAAATTCCCAATTAGAATTATGATGATAACCTTTTGTATCTATTACAGGTTTTAAACTTGAACTATCTTCTCTTTGTTTACTACAATAATTAACTTTACCACAATCTCCATCATTGATTAATGTAACAATATAATCTCCTTCATAAAACATTTCTTTTTTTGTTTTACCAAGAAAATCTGATGCTGGAAGAATTGTATATCCTGTAGATTCTATTTCTTCTTTAGTGGAATAACTCCAATAAGTTCCAAAATCATTTAAACTTATAACTTTAACCAAAGAGTTATTAAAATGATTTGTTGTAGTAAATAGTTTATCAGGAGCTAAATCCATTATTTTTTGCCATTCTTCTTTTGAAGAGCATTGAACAGCAAATTTTTTACCAATATAACCTTTTATATCTTTCATAACCTTTTATCTTTGCTATAAAATTACGAATAATAATTCACGTAACCAAATTTCTTTTTAATTTCTTTAAATTTTTTATTCATAATCTCTTATTGAAATAACCTTTGGAAATCTTAAAGAACCATCAACGGTTTTTTCAAAATATTTAACAGTTGCTTGTTTACCAATTAATGTATCTTTAATTTGAAATAATTCTTCTAAATACTCCATCGTTCCATTTATGGTGCAATCTACTTCAACCCCATTAACATCTACTTTTAAAGTTGCTAGCTTGCCTGAGAATTTACCTATACCTTCGGCATAACCTATTATTGTAAATTCTTCATCAAAGAATGTTTTGTGTTTTAATAAACCGTTTGATCTTTTATTTTCATAAAATGAATTAGGGTCTCTTAATATTTGACCTTCAAAACCCTGTTCAATATAACGATTCAAATACTGGATAATATTCTCAGTAGTATGTAATTCATGAGTTGTAAGGGTTTTATAAAGAAGAGGATTAAGATTGTATTTTCTTTTAAGATCTACTAACATTTCATACCTTAATATATAATCTAAATCATTACCATCATATAAATCATACATCCAATATTCAATATATTGTTTGGATAATTCTAAATCAGCTTGTGTTGGTTTTGTTTTTCTAACACACGAAATAATTGTGTTAAAATCAACATCCTTATTTGAAGTATATAATTCACCGTCTAATACTAAGTCGGGTTGTTCTTCAAATATGTGTTTTAACCCTTCAAATATATGTGGGGCAGATATAATTTCTTTACCGTTTCTAGTCCACATACCATCTGCTTTAACTATACATCTTACCCCGTCTAGTTTTGGTTGTGATAAAATAGGGAATTGTATCTTGTCTTTACGTTTATCGTAATCTTGGGCTAACATTGGTTGGAAGAATATTTTCTTATCACAATCATTTATATCTTCCCAATAACCTAAATCTTTACGTTTTTGCCAGAGTGCTTGTGCTTCAAATAATGCTTGTTGTTCTGCTGTTGTAGCGTTCTTTTTACCTACATTTTTAGGTGAACAAACTGTCCAATCGCCTGTAAACATTTTCATACCTACAAACCCAGTTGTTGTTCTAAACATACAACCTTGAACTTCAATTTGCCATTGATTAATGTGTTCTTTACTATTTGAACGTTTGTATAAAATTGGGAATATCATAACCTTTAGTTTTTTAAGAGTAATCTTCTTGAACTGTAAAAATAAAAGTACCTACCTGAACTTTTTTACCTATTAAATCTTCTATATAATAACTTCCTTCATCGGTTATAAATAATTGGTCATCTGTCCAATCCTCTGGAGTAGTAAGTAGTATAAGTAGCCCAGCATCTTTATATTGCTTTGTATTACCCCAATTGTCTACTACCTCTACACATTTATTGATTTTAATTAAATCTTCCATAACCTTTATATTTTTAAATCTTTTGTAAAATTACAAATAATAATTTAATCTTCCAAACTATTTGGTAAATAAAGTAGTGTTGGATTTTTCTTTTGTATATCAATTTCAGGAAAATATTTATTAAACTCTAATACATCAAACCTTTCTGTGATTAAATGGTATCCATTCTTTGTAGGTATTGCAGTTATTATCTTATTTCCTTCTGGCTTACACCTAAATATAACATCTTTTACTCCCATAAAATAAAGCACATCTATACTATCAATATCAACAATCCATCTTTTCTCATATGTCTTTAATTGACCTACTACTGAATCAAATAATGACTGTTGTTGGTGATTTCCATCTTGTATACGTTGTGCTAAGGCAACCATCATATTTAAAGAAACATCTTTATGATTTTGTTTTTGAACATGAATATAAGCTCTTGCTTTAAATGTTTCACATAACAATTGTATCTCGTCATACTTTCTTTCTAATTGTTCAACTGAATTAATACAATATGAACGAAGTGTTCTTACGGATTGATGATTATTTCTTTCACCTTCAGGTTGATCTTTTTTACGTTTTAAAACATATAACATATAAAAATCACCTTCATTTTCAAAATTAAGCAATGGCTTAATTAACTCTATATTGTTTATCATCTTATTTCTTTTTAAATTGTTCAAACCACTCTTGAGTTTTTGCATTACCATGTAAACACATCATGTTATGGTATTTGACGCAAATTTCTTTTAAATCTTCCTCACTATACATTCTTTCAGCTTGCCAATTAGCACCTTTAATAATTCCTATTGATTCATTAACTGATGTAGATTCTCTTTTTATAAAATCTCCAATTCTTTCTTGTTTAGGTTTTCCACCAAAATAAGCAGATGCTAAATTATTAAACTCTTTAGTACCTAATTGTGGTAAGTCTTGTTTAGGTTCTTCTTTTGGAATTACAATTCTGTAATAACTTATAGGAAGTTCATTAACTGATTTATAAGAAAATAACACCTCAACAAACTCACAACTTGGGTTTTTTACAAACCACTCTAAAAATTCATTATCAATAGCTTGTACACCATCTTTGATTAAATCTTGGTCTGTTGTTAGGATGATTTTTTTACAACATTTTATTTTATCCTCATGTATTGGAGTGTTTGATAAAATAGGTTTATTAGCTATTCTAAAATCAATATACCAGTTTGTGTCTTTACAACTTATCGTTTTAATTTCTTCATCAGAAGTTATGTAGATGTTTTGATTCTCTCTATTACATTCAGAAACATCCATAAATAAATGTCTTAAAATAAACAATTTATTTGTTAGTAAATTTCTGTACAATTTACTTGGTTTATCCGTTGGTAATACGTGTATATTTTTCATAACCTTTATTTTAAATTTATACCTAAATATACGAAATTATTTTAAATAAGCCAACTAATTATTTACTTATTGTTCAAATGTTGGTTTTAACCACATCTCTTTTCCAAATACAGCTTCTACAAACCTAGGTTCTATCTTATCAATTTTAGCTAATAGTCGTAAAGTTGCTACAGTATCTGCTTTCATCATCTTAATAACTTCTTCTCTTATTCTCTCTCCACTTACCACCTCTTCTAATTTATCAATTAAGGTTGGAATAAACATTGCTGCCCAAACTTGTGGAGTTATTGCAAATCCTTTAGTAATTGAAAATCTAAGTGCTCTTAACATTCTTAAAGGATCATCTAAGAATGTCTGTGCTGGGTCAAGAGGTGTAATAAGTACTTTATTTTCTAAAGCCCACATACCGTCAAACAAATCAATTAGATTTCCATCCTCATCTTCAGCCATAGCATTGACTGTAAAGTCTCTACGAACTAAATCATCTTCCAATGTTCCTAATTCCAGTATTGGACGTCTTGTTCCTTCTACATATCCTACTTCTTTTCTTGCCATTACAAAATCAGCATCTAATTTAGCAAACTTATGATCACTTGGAAATTTAGCTCTGATTGTAAACATCTCTGGAACTGAAAGGAATATTGTAAATCCTTGATCAACCATCCATTGTTCCATTTCTTTGAATCCTTCTTCAACTGTTTTATTTAGATCATCCAATACAAATGTAAAGTCGATATCTTTTGTTTTTATTCCTAAAAGGCTATCTCTAACACAACCTCCTACTTTAAATATTTTTGGCATAACCTTTATTGTTTTAAATTAATACCTAAATATACGAAGAAAGGTTCGAATAAACAAACCTTTCTACAACTTTTTATACTCCGGTTTTATCATATTCCAGATTACATCTCTGTAAGATTTCCCATCTAACATCTTAAATAGGATTGGAGCTAGAGGAGTGATTTTAGCATATTTAGCAAAAGTAGCTCTATTTGATGTATGTTTTTTTAATCTCTCAAATATAACACTAGCTTTAGATTCTAATAAAATATATTGTGAGTTTAATTCTTCTACATATTCATCAATTTTATCAAAGAACTCATCAGGAACATTTTCCAATAACTTATAGATATCTCCTCCTGTACTAAGACATTCCCAAACAGATTTAGTAGAAATCTCAGTCATAATTTTATGTAACCTTAAATACTCTTCTCCTTTGATCTTACATCTATCACCATTTGAAAACTTAATTACAAATCCTTCTTGATTGTTTTGTATTTTAGATTTAAGCTGAGTGTAATCTTCAATTCCATCATATTTCTTCACAACATTAAATCCTAATTGAATGTTAAATTCTAAATCTAATTCTTCTCCTGAGTCAGTATGAATTTCTCCTAACATTACTATTTTTTCTTCATCTCCGTAGTCAACTACTATTCTGTTCTCAGGATAAATTATTTCAAATAAATAAGTGTTGCTTCTGCTTAATAATAATTCATCATGATTTTTATAAAAAATCTCCTTAAATTTAATACATTGGTCTGAATTAAAGGATCCTCTTGATGCAAACACCCACTCTTGATTATAATTAAATAATATACCTAAAGAACCATCCATTTTTTCATATACTTCAAACTCAGGAGTTGGGGTGTGTTCTCTTTCTTCAATGTTGAAGAATTTTTTAAATGGGCGAGCTACAATATTACCTTCCTTATCTGTAACTAATCCTCTACATTGTAGAGTAATTTCATCCCATTTACGTTCATATTGAGTGGCTTGGGAGTAGTTCCAAATAGTTAATGGAAGGGTTGGATGTGTTTGTTTAATCAACCAACCCTCTTTATAATATCTCTCTAATACTTCTAAATTCATCTTAATTTGAATTGAAAACGTTCTTCCATTTGTTTTAATTTTTCTTCTGGTACTCCATGCTGATTGGTACCTGAATGTCTATTCTCACAAATTAAAGAATAAACTCTATACCCATATCTTTCAGCTAATTGAAAGTAATAATCCATTTCCCATGGAGTGGTAAAGGTATTTGAGATTACAATTCTTTCCCAGTTAGTGGCCATTGCAAGATATGCCTGGTCTTGACAATATTTATGTGCCTCTTTTAGTTTAGAAGCATCAAATTTGTATTCACCATCTTTCATAAAATACATGTCTGCTTCAAGGTGCTTTCCACCTAATGATTTTGCAAGTGTACTCTTACCACTGCCGGGTAATCCTCTGAGTAAAAATAACTCTTTCATATATTGTAATGATATTTGGCTTTAGCTTTTTTTCTTTTTTCTTTATACTTAGCAATTATATTTTTTGCTTCTTGTAATGAACCTACAGCACAATATTCGATTTGATAGTGTTGGTTGTACCAGGTGTAATCAGATTGTCTATCTATCCCCCCCCACATAAATTCAATTAACTTTTGAGGTATAAATTTACCTTCTACTTCTTTTATTCTATAAAAATCAAACATATCTTATTTATTTTTAGATTCTTTTTTCATGGTGATCTTTTGGTAAAGCTAATTTTTTAACTTCTCTATCTTTCATAATTGAAAGTACTTCGTCCATTGAAATTGGCTCTAAACCGTTTCCATCTACTCCTACATCCATTGCTTTACCATCTGCTATTCGTAGGTGTGACGGTAAATGAACGTGACCATGTAAGTGAATTACTCCTTGGTTCATATCATGCCATGACGCAATTGGATAGTGCATACAAATAAAAGTAAATCTCTCTACTGCCGCTTTGTTAATTGGTCTTCTTACTTCCAGTCTCAAGTATTGTTGTACTGAAGAAAATAATCTTTGAATTCCTTCTTTGTTTCTTTCAATATGATGATCATGGTTTCCTAAAACCAAGTGAATGTTTTTACAGTTGATTTGACTTCTGAATTCTTCAATCTTGTCAAATCCTCCAAATGACCAGTCCCCTAAGTGAATTAAGATATCATTTTCACCGACCATGTTGTTAATGTTATCAACTAGTCTTTGGTTCATATCTTGCAATGAATCAAACTTACGAGCATATCCTTCATTCACTGACCAGTTTGTAGTAGCACTACAAATGTTTGAGTGTGAGTAATGTGTGTCTGATGTGAAGAACAATTGTTGTCCTTTTTCTAATACTAATTTCATATCTCATTAATTATACCTAAATATACGAAAAAAGGCCTGCATAAGCAAGCCTTTTATCAATTATTTTTTATAAATTTTTATTTTAAATTTACCATAGTATTAGTACCAGGTCCAAACTGATGTGTTGGTAAAGCACCATCCCATTTCTCAATCCATTGTTGTTGAATTAATAATGGAGTTAATGTAGCTTGTCTTAATCTATTTGATTCGGCTTCAGCTCTTGCTTCTGTTAACATAGCTTCTGCTCTACCTTGCGCTGTAGCTACTTTAATTTTAGCTTGTGCTTCAGCTGTTTTAACTTCATTTTCAGCTCTTAATGCTGCTTGTACTGCGTTATTTTTAGCTTCAATAGATTTCTTAAATGTATCTGGATAAACTAAATTTGATGTAAATTGATTAACTACAAATCCTTCTTTCAATAGTTGTGATTCTAAAATTTTTCTTATCTCAATTTCAAATTGTTCTCTATTTCCAATCAATCCGTCAGCTGTGTATTTATTAGTTGCTAATCTGAATGCATCATATACTGCTGTTTTTAAGAATCCTTCTTCAATTTCACCTAAACTTCTTCTATATTTTGCAAAAATAGCAGGTACTTTTTCTCTCTGTACTGAATAGTTCATAATAGGTGATACTGAGAATTCACTACCGTCTTTACTATTTACAACAAATGAATCATCTCCTGTATATTCTTTATGTTGAATAAATGTTGGAAATTCATAAATTTTAGTTGTGAATGGATTAAAAAATACCCAACCAGTAACTTCTGTTACATCGTTTACACCCTTACCTGAACCATACATGTTCACTTTTACCCCTACGTGTCCTGCATCAATTCGTTCACATGAAAATACTCCTGCGAAAATTACAAACACAAATGCGAAAATTGCTAAAATTCTACCCATAACTTTAAATTTAAATTTGATTAATGATTAATTGTTTTTATTTTTATTTTTTTAAATTAATACCTAAATATACGAATGATATTTCTAAGAGCCAACTAATCTAACCCTAATTTTTCTCTTTTAGTTGTTGTGTATTTTGAATTATCAATGTTATCTTTAAATAACTTTCTAACTCTACTATAAGATTTACTCCAAATTGGAATTACTCCTACTCTGTCTATGTAGTAAGGAAATAGAAAAGAATACTGTGATTCATAAATATAGCAATTGTATTTTATATTTAAGTAATACTTACCATTCCACCTTTTTTCTACACCATTTAATAAATTTTCCTTTTCAATTTTGTCTAAATAATCTGAAATGTCTTTATCTGAAACTGGTGATCCTTCTTCATGTAATATAACAGCTTCTAAAGCTAATAAACATATAAATCCTATGATTGCTAATATTAATAAAAATACCATAACTCTTATTTATTTAAAATTATTCTTGTAAAAGTTGTATCTACTTTCATTCTATCCATTAACTCTTTAGCAGTCATATTAGATGCTTCATCTAATATTTTCTGTTTCTGATCCTTTACATTCAATTCTACTTTAGCATCTGCTGCCATATTTTTTAATTCAGATACTACAAATGTAGATAATTCTCTTGGAATTTGTTTTGTAATTGAATCCGTGGTTAAGTAATTTAATGTCTCACCTCCTGCTACAATTAATAAAGCATCTCGTTTACTTGGAGTAAATACTAATAACATCCACCACATAAACATGAAAGGGTAAGACCACCAAATCCATTTTCTAGCGATATCAGCTGCTTCATCCTCTCCATTACCTCTACAGATAAAATTCACAGTTGTAGCCGCCACTGCTACAAATGTAAAAATCCCAGCACCCCATTTAAATAATAACCTAGCATTATCTGCTACTGTTAACCAATAAAATAATTCTGTGTAGTTCATAACTTTTGTTTTTTAAATTAATAAATAAATATACGAATAATATTTTTATAAACCTAATTTTTTTCTGAATTTATTTGTTTAACAATTTGTGAAAGTGTTTTACCTAATTGTAAAATGCTGTAGAATATTCCTACATAAACCCCTACCATCAATACTACTCCTAAATTAAATAAATAAGTATCTGCTTGGTTCATTAAATAATAAGGTAAATCAATTGCTTGAATTAATCCAAATAATACTAAACATAAACCTAGTATTTTCATACCTTTTGATGTGATGATTTCTTTCATTATTTAGAGCTTTTAAATAAAATTGAAAATAAAATATATAACCCTAATGCTTGAAGAAATGTAATAGGGTGCACTCCATCTACTGCTCCTACTAAACATCCATTCCATAATAACTGTACAGGAAGTGCTAAAAATATTCCTGTTAGAAGTATGATAGCTATACCTGCTCCAATTGCTTCTGTGATTGATTTACTGTTCATTTGTTTTAGTTTTTATCTAATAGTTGTTGTAATTCTTGAATACGTTTTTTATCTTTTAAAGTTTGATTTGGTTTTAATTTTAACTTTAAAATTTCGTCTTGAATTTGTTGTTTAGTTTGATCACTCATTTATTTTCTTTTTATAATTACATTTAATAAATTCCCTAATACTAGATATATAAAATGAAACCATACAAACAATGTGTACCATATTTCCATTTTAGAAGGTGCAGGTCCAAACATAGCGTATGTTCCGAATATATATAATATAGAACCTAAAATTAAAGATAAACCTAAAAAGTTAATCATTCCTTTAAATTGTTCATCTGTTTTATCATTCCAAATTAATTTAGTTAAACCTTCTGTTGCCCAGTAATATATAAACAATATTACAAGTGGTGTTACTAATTTTTCTAACTGTTTCATAACCTTTATTTTTAAAATCTTTTGTAAAGATATGGAGAGGTTTTTACCTCTCCAAATTTTATATTAATCAAATCCGAAATAAAGATCACCATTAATTTCATTAATAGTACCACGTTCAATAACAGCTTGAGTTAATATTGTTTTACTTTCTCTACATAATCCAAACCCATAACCACTATATTTAAATGATCTATTTAATGTTGCTACTGCTTTAGGCATATCAGGATTTACTACTAACCTTTTTAATAATAAATGTTCAAAGAAGTCAACATGGTAGATAAATTGTATATCTTCATCTGTTGGTGGGTTAAAATAAGCAGCTTGTACTATTGTAAAGTCAAATTGTGTTATAACTTCCTCAGGTGTTCCAAATATGGATTTAATTAATTCAATATTAATTCCTCTTTTAGAATCTCTATACCCAGTGCAGTTATCATTTGTGTAAATTTTCTTTAATTTACTTTTTTTATGATTACATTTTTTGTTATAAACTCGAACTGCTTCATTATAATCATCTTCGTTTTGAAAGAATACGTCTATATCTCGAAGTTTTTTACCTAAGAATAAATCTTTAAAACAACCTCCAGCTATAAATCCTTTAGTATTTTTAACATACTTTTGTAATCCTCGTAATTGAGTATAATTAAATGCTGCTTTTTTTATAAATTCCATAATTTTTAATTTTAAATTAGTAGTCAGGACAGGATTCGAACCTGTATTTTTACCAATCCCTTTTTGGTTTTATATATTAGAGGGCTAATATAAGCGTCTACCAATTCCGCCACCTGACTGTTTTATAGAGAAGCTCTTATTGAGCCTCTCTTAATTAATAATCATAATCATCACCATCATCATCAAACCAACTATCTATATCATCTTTAGTAGATAATATATCATTTCCTTCATTGATTAGATGATATACAGTTCCATCACTTTCTTGTTGAGATGCTTTGTCTATAAAATCATCCATGTTGTCTACTTCAAATTCTTCAAAATAACCTTCAATAATTGATTTCCACATTTCATCATGTTCTAATTGTGAATGGATTTCTGCTAATTGATCGTATATATTCATAGTTTTAAAATTTAATAGTTAGTTTAAATATTCCTCAGCTAATTCCCATAATTTACTATTAAACTGTAAATCAGCTGTAAAGTTTTTTAATGCTCTTACTTTACGTGTTTTTCTACCATTGTTATAACTAAAACCACCGTTTACTAATTTTTCTTGAACTCTATTAAAGACAGACCATAAATCATTACCCATATCTAAATTTCGTTCAGCTAATAATAAATCTTCTGGATTTACTGTTATATCTGGGTTGTTCCATCTAGCTAATGCTGCTTGTGTTGCAAATTCAATTTGTTGTTCCTCTGATAATGAAATATCTCTGAATTGGTTGATTTTATTTACTAAGTTTGGTAAAGTTTCAATCAAATTCACAACTTGTGTACGTAACTCTTCAAATGTATAACCCATATGACGGATTGAAACATTACTAAATTCACTATCAGCAATAACTAATCCATTTGAACATACTAATCTATACAATCCTACTCTTAAATGGAAAGCATTTTTACCATCATGTGAATTAGTTAATAATAATTCAGGAAATACATCATCATTATTAGTTCCTGTAATAGTAATATTTTGATTTTGGAATCTAATAATGTGTTTTTGAAAACCTACTGATTTACGTGATTTTACTTCTTGAGCACTTACTGGTGTCCATCCTAATTCAATCATATCCTCAATTACTTGTGATGTAGGAATATGAGTGTAATTTGTTGATACATTAGGTGCAGCTACTCTTGTAAATGCACTAGGACATATTGCGTTTAATTGCGCTAATGTCATCGGTATTCTTTCGTTTGTAATTGGCATAACCTTTATGTTTTTAAATCTTTTGTAAAATTACGATGAGAGAATCTACTAACCAAGCTTTTCTTTACTTTTTCTTTCTCTTTTAACCCTAAATGATTCGGTTGTTTTTCCCACATAAAATGGAATATTATGATTTCGGTGGTTTATATTCATTTTTATATAAATTTATAACTTCAACAGTTTTTTCTAAATCTTTAAGAAACTCACCCTTTTTACGACATCTTACAATTCGTTTAATTATATCAAATTCCCACGGATTTAAATTATGATTTTGAGCAAATAAATAAAGACTTCCATTACTGTTATCATAATGCTCCGGTGTTGTTTTATTACTATCCATTTTGTTGTGGTTTGGTTTGAAATACTTCTTGTTTAACTACGTGTTTATATTCTTTAGGACAATCCTTATCACATAATTCAAATATGTAAGTCTCTAATTGTGTTATTCTATTTTGAGCAACACATAATTTTTCTTGAAGCTCATTTATTTGTCTATTTTTTAAATCAAATAAATCCCTTACTATATTATCCATATTATTCTTCTGATTTAACGTATTTTTTGGTTTTTTTCTGTATTTCTAAGTAATTGTCTTTTATAGGTTCCCACATTGTTATTGGATTTAATCCTAATTCCCAGAATGGTTTATTTTGTTTTTGTTTTTTCGCCATAACTTATTGTGTTATAATTTGTAATACTTTTACTATTAAAATGATAGTTATTAATCCTATAGTACCCCATACTATTGGTCTTGTGTAGTCTCTTCTTGTTCTTCGAATAAAGGTTTGATGTTTTAGTTTAACCTTTTTAGGTTCAATTTTTCTCTCTGTAAGAGTTATATTTAAAACCTCTTTTATATGGTCGTTTAATTGTTTCATAACTTTAATTTAAACTAATTCTTCTCCTATTCCAACTAATTCAGCTAAAAATAATCCTATAAATGCTAATTCAAACATTCCATAGAATCCAAAAGCACAAGAAGCTAATCTTATACCAGATTTTATAAAGGAAATTGTTTGATGTTTTTTTGGATCTGGGATTGTTAGTAAATTTCTTCTAGCTGCTTCTTTCAGTAATTCTTGTTGAGTTGTTTGTTGTTTATAATCCTCGTAAGCGTCTCCTAATTCTTTTTTCTTCTGTTTTAGAACTTCTTCAAATAGAACCTTCTCTTGTGCTCCTTCAATTGAAGTCTTTTTATATGTTGCCATAACTTTAATTTTATTTCTATAAATATAAGGAATATCTTTTTATTCTCCAACTCTTGGATAATATTTTTCATACAATTCAGCTTCCTTCCTTCCACAATCCTCGCATTGAACACCTCTTCCGATAGTGTTTAATGCTTGATCATAAGAACAAATTTGATCTAGTTCCTCTTCTTCTTCTGGTGTTAGATCTGTTCGTTCTAGATTTTTCCACCAGTTTTTTCTACCCCATTTCTCTATTTTTTCTTCCATTTTAGGGTGAGGAATTGTTAATGCTATAAACCCGTGATAGCAATTCTCTTTCTGCTTACCGCAGTGGTGACATGTTTCTAATTTACTTTCCATTACCTATATCTTTTTTTACTTGATCATCCCACTCTTTATTCATTTCATCTAACTTATCTGCAATAAGTCTTAGAGCATACGAACTCCAGTATCCGGAAGGTTCGTCTGGATAAAACCCTAAATACCCATCATCTTGAATAGTAAAACAACCTATACATTTCTGATTAAAGTATATATTATATATTCCTAAGGATATTAAGACTGTTGTTATCATTTCCAAAATAATTGAACTAATAAAATACAAAACGCTAATCCAAGACATATACCTGTCTTAAGGGTGAATGGTTCTTGAAACCATGAATGTGCCATATAACTAAAAACCATAGCACCTATGGAAAAACCTATTAATCTTGAGGGCCATAACTGTCCTTCAAAATGCTCTACCAAGTATTTAACTGATCCTAAATATAGGAGAGAGATAGGAATTCCCATAAAAGACACAAGGATAGGATGTTGTCTGAACCATTCCCATCTGAATTGTCCTTGTAGTTGAATAAATGTGAGTACTTGTGCTAATACTCCGAATCCAAAACCTATTAAAAATTTCATATACTAATTTGATAAAGGGAGTTTAATAGAAGGATGTGATTGATAATTTTCTACTTTAAATGTTAGGTCAGGATCAAATGAATTTATAATTTCATCTATTTCTAACAAATGCCAATGTTCATTACCTGAGTTGATTTTCAATGTTGGTAATGGATATGGTTCTCTTATTAACTGTTCTTTAACACCATCAATATGGTTACTATATATATGACAGTCTCCAAGATTACCTATTAACTCATACGGAATCATATTTACAGACTTAGCGATGATTTCTAATAATAAACCATAAGATGCTATATTAAAGGGGATACCAAGCCCAACATCACAGGATCTTTGATTCCAAGCTAAACTTAAATAACGTTTTCCATCTTTTTCATGAGAATAACATTGCCAGCTGAAGTGACAAGGTGGAAGAACCATTTGGTCCAATTCTCCAACATTCCAAGCTGAAACGATTAATCGTCTTGAGTCTGGGTTTGTTTTAAGGTTATCGATTAGGTCTGCGATTTGGTCTACCACTATAGGTAATGGATGAATATCCCAATGAATCCAATCTCTCCATTGCTTACCATAAATCGGACCTAAATCACCCCATTTTTGAGCAAATGTAAATGGTGAATGTTCAATTTGTTTATCTTCTTTTATTTTGTTAATGAATTCTTCTTTACTTAAAATCTTTTCTGGTGGGTTACCAATCATTAGGATTTCATACCTTCTATAAGCATCACCGTTCCATATGTTACATCCATTATCAACAAGGTATTTGATGTTTGTATCACCCCTTAAAAACCATAGTAACTCAGTTACGATTGTTTTGAATGGCATCTTCTTAGTTGTGAGAAGTGGGAAACCATCTTTCATTTTGTGTCTGATTTGTCTTCCAAATACTGAGATTGTTCCAGTTCCTGTTCTATCTTCTTTCTTTACTCCATTATCAAGAATGTCTTGTAATAATGCTTGATATTGTTTATCTAGATTGTTCATACTTCTCTATTGTTTTTAGTAGTTCGTAATACATTCGTTTTAGTTGTGCTCCTAACTGTTCTTCAGTTGCATATTTAATACTCTCTAAAGTAATCTGGGAGTTCATTCTAAACCACTGTGGTGGTAGGTTTCGGGATTCATATAAGAATCCACCTCCTGTTTCTCTCATTCCATTATCATGCATTGTTACAAGGCAGTCAAATCTGATTTCACATACCTTTCTTTTATCAGCTTCAAAGTCTATTACTGGTTGTATGCCTATATTATTCATTCTATATCAATTTCAGTTCTATGTAAATGTAATATAACAAATTCTTTTATATTAGCAAAGCTTTGTTTTTGACCTTCTACAATTGGATGTTCTAACCTTACTTCAAAGCCTTCTAATTCACCGTAAAGTTCTTCCATTTCATCAATAAGTTCTCTTAGTTTCCTTATGACTTCTTTTTCTTTCATATTTCTTTATTTAATTTTTTAATTTTATTTTGAGTTTCTTCAGATATTTTAACCGTAATTGATTTCCCTGTTTTAATCAATTTTCGTATAGCTTTTGAAATTTGTTTTGATTCTTTGGAATTAATTAAAATCTTACCTAATGATGATGCAACCGGTACTGAAGTCCCGGTGAAACGTCTTTTTAATTTACTCATCTTTTATATTAATAAAGTTTTGAAGTATTAAATTTGAAATAGAATCTAATTCCCACTCCAAATTTCTATCTTGATATTGTTTATAGAATAGTCTTTTTAAATTTTCTGCAGAAGTCCATTGCTGTAATGTCTGACATGATTCAAAAATAGATTTAACCCAATTATAAACATCGTATTTGTTATCTGATAATGCTGCCATAACTTAAATTTTTTGAAATGTTACTTGTTCTAATGCTTTAGCTGCTTGTAAAAAATATTTATTTACATTTGAGGGTTTTCTTCCGGAAGGTGTAGTTAATTTCTTTCTACTTAATTTAGATAAATCCTCTCCCTTACCCCAATACATGTAATGTGATCCTTGTTCTTTAACCAGGTAAATTTTATCTCCTGATTTACTAGTGTATGTTAATTCTACCATTTTATTTGATTATAAAGTCTATGAAGAATAAATTCTTTTTTTCCTTTAATTCTGATTTCAAGATCATTTCTCTGTTTTGATACTTCTTCTTTAATTCTTTTAACAGCTCTTTCATAAACCTTATCATTTAAGTTTAGTGGATAAATTTGTTTTGTATTTACAATTTCTGCTTTTTCTTCATCTATAATTAAATCAAGATGAATGGAAGGTACTTGTATAAAATACTTTGAACTGTCCGGATCCTTAAGAGGTGTTTCTCCTTTAGGATGGTATAAAAGTTTTAAAATATTTCTATAACCTCTTAAATCTTCTTTTGTAAGTTTTTGTCTAAATTTTTTAGCAATCTTAATTTTAGTTTTTCTAAACATAACCTTTATTTTTTAATTACCTTTTGAATTCTATTAAATAATAGTTTTAAATCTTGTTCATCCTTTATCGACCATTTTTTTGTTTCTAAAACATAAAAACATCCTTGATCCCTATCAATTCCTAAATCACTTTTACATTCAATTGTTAAAAATTCATAATCATCTCGATGTGATAAACAATTTGCATCTTGTGAGAATTTGAACGAAGCACTTTCTAATAAAATTCCTTGTTCTTCCATAACCTTTATTTTTAAATTATATCTAAATATAAGAAAAAAAGCTTGAGTAAACAAGCCTTTTAGCATATAAGTAAATATCCATTACTAACGTTTTGAATATCTTTTACTATCTTACCTTTAAATACAGGAGTAAATCTTCCCATATTCTCTCCAACTCCTATGTAAGGACCTCCGGAAGGATCTACCATATCTATTTTACCAGTATTTGATTTTATTAGTTTTAGGTATTCAAGATATGTATATTCTCCTGTTTCTTCATTGTGTGTATGTACAATATTTTTAAAATCTTCTAAAGATAGCATTTCAGTTTTAGGAAAATCATTATGCCATTTTTTATAGGCTTCTGTATAATCGTTAGGGTAACCTATTCTAACATACTCAAATTTACCTTCCCATAAAATATTTCCATCTTCTTGAAGAGTAAATAAGAATTCATCCCCGTACCTGTTTATTATTTTAACTTGTGTCATAATTTTTTATTTAAAAAGTCTTGTATTTTTTCATTATTTTGAATATAGTTAGCTGATGCTACATAAATAATAAGTGTAGTAATAACAATATTAACAACAGGTATTAAAAGAAATACTATTAATTTTAAATATTGTTTTACTGTTGTTGTTTCTCTTAGGCCTAGGTATCCTATAAATGCTCCTGTTAATAGAGGTAGGATGTAAACTAATAATAAGTCTTTCATAACTTTAATTTTAAATTATGTCTAAATATATGAAACTTACTTCATATAAGCAAACTTTCTATATAGGAAGTTCAACCTTATTTAAAAGACTTGTTGAAACATGAGTATAAATTTCTGTTGTTTTGGAACTTGAATGACCTAATATCTTTTGTATTATTCTTAAATCAGTCCCTTTTTCTAATAAATTAGTTGCACTTGAATGTCTTAAAGTATGTATAGATGTATTATTATCAATATATTTCTTGTAAATCTTCTGACAACTACCTATAGAGTATTGTGGTGAGTTTTGCCCATTGAATAAGAATTCTTTTGGTTTATATTCTTTAAAATATTCTTTTAGTAAATCTAAGACATTTTGAGATAAAGGTACAATTCTATCTTTTCTTCCTTTAGCGCTTCTAATATATATTAACATTCTTTTAGAATCAATATCTTCAATTTTTAAATTTACCACTTCAGAAACTCTTAATCCAACTGAATATGTTAATGTAAGGATTGTTTTGTGTTTTAGATTTTTAATTTTATTTAATTGATTTTTAATAAAATCCCCGTCTATTACCTTAGGTAATTTCTTTTCTGATTTAGGTCTTCTAAAGGAGACTTTATCATATTTTTTATTTAACACTTCCTTGTATAGAAACCTAATAGCGTTAATAACTTGATTTTGTTGAGAAGTTGATGTAAAAGGGTATTTATCTAAATAAGATTGAAAATCAGAAGAATTACAGTGTATAATCTGTTTAGTACCTAAACTCTCCAGGAAATGTCTTATATGAGATAGATAATTATTTTTTGTTTTAGGTGAATAATTTAAATATATAAACTTTTCTTCACAAATCTTTATAATTTTTTGGTTTTTCATTATATAACTTGTTGAAAATTAATGTGTTGTATTCTATTACATATATAGTATAGTTACCTGCCATGCTATCCGACAGACAACTCAAAGTAATAATGACCTCCATTTCGCCACATGACATATCTCATTTGAAAGTGAGTAAGCCACATATTAGATTTAAGAGCTGCAATAGTTTCTTCATTACCACTCCAACCTCCTGTATGAAGTTCAAGTTTGTGTTTGCCTTTGTATTTCTTACTTAGCTTAAATCCCCAATCCGACATATACCATCCATCAACAAGAACCATTTTTACAAAAGTGAGCAAAGGCAAACTTTCATCGGGCTTGTAAGTTTTCAAATATTGCAGCCATTCATCTGTTGGATAACCTTCATCGTCCAAAAGCACGGCAGGTAACAAAGTATATGCGTCAGGCGGGGCGACTTGCTCCGTATCAGCATTTGTGGTTAATTCATCTTTATTCATCCTATTTAAGTTTTTGGGTTAATAATCCCGCCCGAACGCATATACTCGAACGTTAGCGTTCAGTTGCTTCCCAAAGTTCACCTTCAATACAAAACCTACTTTTACCTTGTTCGGCATAGTAAGTTCCTACCCAGCATAAGTCATATTTTCCACCCTTACCAAATCTACAAGTAGTGCATTTACCTTTGTCAGCATCCGCAACCGAAACGCTAACATCGTGTATATTGCATTGCTGCTTTTGTGTTTTAAATAACCATTTCCAAAGTTTTTTCATTTTGTTCATTTATTAAAGTTTTTACTAATTTTACGCAACGACAACATACACGCAGCCGTTGTAGGCAATGGCTACTGACCGTCCAAAACGACATCTGCCTGTTTACTCGCCAGTGAAAAATTGTAAGCCTCTTTTGGTAGCCGACCAAATGGCTCAACTGTTACAGCAATAGCATTTCCGTATTTTCTAACTGCAATAATTTTTCTTTCACCATTAAATGTTATTTGATTTAACGACTTAATAATTTCAGTCATAAACAAATCAGCCATATCTTTCGGCATCATTGTAGATAAGTGTGCTTGTGTATTCATTTTTAATTGTTTTGTATATTTTCGTAATCAATCATATTGTTCCAGTCGGGTTCATAAGTTCCTTTTTTACAAGGTATTTCTGCGATAAGTTCACCCACTACTTTTAAATAACCTTTATTTTCATCACACCACTTTTGAGCAAGTTCCCATGTAGGGGCTTCTACACTTTCACCACCCCATGTTTTCATTTCCCCAGTGGACGCTTCTAATGCCTTAATTTCTGTACACCATAATTTCATAAAAACACTTTTTAATTTACCGCCACATGCCTACAACAAGGGTATTGCTTCCATTGGGCTGCGACAAAAAACTCATCGGTATTACTACCTTCAACTAATTGCAAGTGCTGAACTGCACCTATAAAATTCCCAACGGCAGCAATACCTACCGTTAGTGGCAATCGTTAAGACATCTCCGAAGGTCTCCAACGACTTCCTCTTGTTAGCCAATTCGGATTATCACCTGACTTACCAAATGACTTTTGAAATTCAATCGGCTTTCCCGTGTTTGCTTCAAAGTAAGCATCTAACAGGTGTGGTGCTTCTTTGGTATAAACCCAACCATCTTCATCAATAATGTCTTTAACCATATCCCAATACTGAGCATAAGCCGATTGAAAACGACTGCCACTAACAGCACCTATACCCAATTGGGTAGATTCTTGGTTATTCAAATTTTCGTGTTCCATATTTACTTTATTTTAAGTTGATAATTTTGTGTTCCAATTTGCCCAACTGGGCATAGCTGCATTCCGTTATAGCCAATGCTAATGACTACCACGTTAAAGAAAGAATTTTTCGTAAATCGTCTTGCGTATAAACATATCCATTGAAAGCGTGTCTTGTGCCACCATCTTTCAAAATACCAACACTTGTATTTGGTTCTAATTTATCACCAAAGTAAGTGCAAGAATGACCTTCATCACACCATTGTATAATTGTCATTCCTGTTCGGTCTTTTGCTTTTCCATAAATTGGATATGGTTTATACTCTGATTTTTTCTTTTCTATCAAAGTAAATCCGATTTCCTTTAAAAATTCGTCTGTGAAAATTTCTTGTTTCATAATTAAATATCGCTTAGAAGAAGCACTGGCTATAACAGCATATACCCAAAAGAGGGGTTTTCGTGCTTAAATGAAAGTCTGTGCTTCTATGTTTGTTCATTGTTAATTGAATGTTTAGTGTTCCAAAGTCCCCTCCTTCGGGTATATGCAAACCGTTATAACCAATTAGATAAACGACATCCCATTTGAAGTAATATATGTTTTTTATCTTTATCGTTTATTTCTGTTTCCTCTAATATTTCTTTTAATGAAAGTTCAAGTATTATTTTAACATCTGCTTTTTCAAATTTATGTTCAGTTTTAGAGAAAACAGAAAAATCATCTGTTAATAAATCTCTACAAACAACTTGATGTTCATTAACATCTATTACTTCAAAACAATTAAGTCTGTTCGTTGTAATTTTATTTCCTTTTTCAAATATATTTTCCATAATTAACTGGTTATAACAAAGTGTATAAGTAATGTGGCTAAATAAATTTATCTATAAGTCGAAAATATGTGCAAAGCCACACTACTCATACACTCAACCGTTATGCCTCATGCTAAAGAACCTCCGAAATCCTTTAAACATTTGACAAAAAAATTAAATGAACATTGATTATCTATGTGGTATAATATACATTTACCATTTTCAAGCCATAAGCCATTTTTATATTCGGGGCTTGGACAACCTGCGTGACCAGCTAACCTGATATAATGCCCATAAATAGTGTTCATTTGTTCATCAAAGTATTCAATCGGGAATGCTGTATTGTGTAATATCATTCCTTGTTCTTTAGTAAAACCAAATTCAGATGTTGTTTCTATTTCCCATCTTCTTCGTGTTCTGTTAAATTTCCAACCCATAAAATCAAAAGAATATTCGGGCTCAACGTCTAATTTTGCTTTTTGGAGTTCAATTTTTATTTGCTCAAAATCTTTTTTTTTGTCTTGAAAATAAATATTTGTCATACATTTTGTCTTTAAAAAAGCACGAAGGCATAACAGCATATACCCAAAAGAGGGGTTTTAGTGCTGAAATGAAAGTCTGTGCTTTTAAGGTTGTTTATCGTTTATTGAAATTTAGTGCTTCGATTGCCCCACCTGATGGCAAGCGAAAACACGTTATGTGTAATGTGAACAAGTACTCACATCTTTTCAAATTTATAGGTGTATTCATTAATTATAGCTTTTTCAATCTTACCACTCCTCATAAGACTATAACAATATCGTAAAAATGTTGGTTCATTATCACGTAATCTACAATATTTTTCTTCCTCACTCATATTGCTATATTCTTCATCCACTTCGGCACATAGTTCATCCAATGTAACTATTCTGTCAAAATCATCTAAATTATCTCTACACATATTTTTAAATTAATAATAATAAGCACTACATATAACAACAAACAAAACATATTAAAACGATTGTTTATCATCGGACGTTATTTTTACTTTCTAAATATATGAAACTTACTTTATATAAACAAACTTTTTACTCAGAATCTTTTAAATCTTCATCAAATAAATCATCTTCTTTATAGTCAGGATGATCTTTTAATTCATCATTTAACTCTTTAACCCAAAGTGAGGTTATTCCTAATACTACAAATATCCCTAAAAAAACTAATCCCACCATCCTCTTATATTTTCTTTTAAAATTTTAAATAAAAGGTCAAATACTCGTTTCTGATTAATATGGCCTATATTCATAGCTACAATCTTTTTTATGTCTTTTTCATCTCTCCCATCCAAAGTAAATGGACCTTCACCGTTCATCACTCTTTTATAGATTCTTGGATATTTTTTGAAATACTCGTCAAAGCTTTCTTCCACTACCTCTGAATTCCATTGTGATAAATCAGAGCTTCCTTCAACAGGGGTGAACCAATGTCTATCTTTATGATAATCCATATACTCCATTTCATAGGTTTCTTCTTGAACTTTTTCAATCAACCTAACACATAATCTCATTCTTTTAGCATCCAATTGTGCTCTAGTGTGAATATCTCTATCACCAATGTATTTGGCTTGTGCTTTGAGTTTATGTTTTAATACTTCGAAGATATAATGGTCATCCCAATGCCTGTCTTTCCAAATTACAGGAAACCAGTAGATAATGTTTTTAACACCTTGTTTAAAATACTTGTGATAATATTTTCCATCATGATACCACCAAAGGTATATTCTTCTGAATATGTTTGGTCTTGGTCTGTTTTTTAAGTCTTCGAAAAAATCTTCCATATTATTTTTCTTTAACGAGTTCAATTAATTTTTTTAAACATTCAAGTTCTGCATCTTCGTAGGTTTTAAATGTTAATGTACTACTGTTTTGATAAAAATTCCATTTTTTATTTTTAAAATATCTTATCACATAGTAGTAATGTATTCCACCTTCATCATCAAAACAAACTTCATTTTGAATACAACACTTCTCTCTAAACCATCTAAATGCTTGTGAGAATGTGGGGATTTCTATCCAATTTTCATCATAATGAACTTGAATAACATCATTAATATTTACAGTTGGTGGTTCTCCATCAACTTCAATCCATTTCCACATAATATGTCCATTAGGATTACCAACTTTTAAACAAGGTTCATCGAATCCAATCAACTTCATATCAACAGCTATTTGATAGGGTAAAAATTCTTTTTCCATAACTTAAATTAAATTAGTTAAACAATATTCAATAGCCAATTCGTAGACTTCTGTTGGTGAGTTGTACCCATTTTCATGAATGTAGTGAGGTTTTGTTCTCCAACCCTTTTTAAGTTTAGAAATCTTAAAGGTAAAGTCTCCCATATCACCTCTATGTAAATATTCAATCCAAATCCCATGTTTCTCATATAGCCATATCACGACTTCTGCAATGGTTGGTGCAGGGTAATAAATTTTATCAAGATTAAGTCTTCTTATAGTCATACTTACAGTAACTAATTTACCCTCTTGATTATAAGACTTTGTTCTTTCTTCAAAACCTTTTTCTTTTAGCAACTTTGCTAATTCAAAACTTATTGGTGTTATCATAACTTTTATTTTTAATTTCTTATACCTAAATATACGAAAAAAGGCTTGAATAAACAAGCCTTTTCTTAATTATTTTTATACTGTATGTTCAATTTGTACCCTTATACAGTTTTGAGGTAAATGATGTATATGTCTGTAATTATTAATCATACCCATCATGTTAGCTGAACCTACAGCATTGGCTGAATGTATTACAACATCTACTACTGGCTTACCATCTAACCATTCATTTATCAACCATTTTACACAGTCCATTCCTGTTTTTTCAGTGATATTATTATAATCTAAGGTGTAGTTGTGGTATACGTTTTTATGCCATTCTTGCATTGCTGATGGACCTAAATCATGATCTAATGAAATTAGTTCAATGTTTTCTAATCCATAGTAAGTAACTTGATCTACAAATTGTTCATAGGTTCTAACTACTTTCCAGGTTGGATCAACTGGTGTTCTTACATCGTCTAGGTATATTTTTACTTTATTCATATCTTATTTCTTTTTAAATTGTTCAACTTGTTGAATAATAAGACTAATACTATCCCCTATTTTGTAATCACGTTCATTGGCAAACGGTATGTCTATTGTGATAGTCTGTTTGTTATCTTGAACATATATTTTAGGTAGTCTTGAAGACCTCCCTCTGTGGCCTTCTTCTATTGCAGAAACTCTTCCTTTTACTATTTTTGTATCAACTACTTTATAATCAGAATCGCAACTAAATAATAAAAATACTGATAAAATTACTATTAACTGTTTCATATTATTTCTTTTTAAATTGTTCAAACCATTCATCAAGTTCACCTATTTTCCAAGCATTTTGTTTTTTATAAACAGCTTCTTTAATTAAATGCTTAACCTCTTCCTCACTAAACTTATTCTTATCTTGTTCTTGTTGCCATTTAGCACCTCTTTTAAAAATTCTAACAAATTCACTGTGTTCTCTTTCATCGGGAAAATTAGAGTCAGCTTCAAATCTATAAGCATTTTCAGCAGCTTCTTCAAGAGTTTCTTGTTTACCATATTCTCTAAAAGCTTTTTTTAACTTTTCATTAGGTTCTGGATGTTTAATCATTGCATCAATCAATATTTTTGCATCTTCTTCAGAAGCTATAATTTCTTGTTTAGGTTTTCCTCCAAAATATGTAGATGCTAAATCGTTAAACTCTTTTGTTCCAAATTGTGGTAATTCTTGTTTAGTTTCTTCTTTTGGAATGATGATTTTGTAAAATATATTGTATTTAGTTTCTTCTCTACCTAAATCTTTTATTTCACAAAGTCTTTCATCACACTGATTGCAACAATCTTTTTCAACCCCAACCCACTCACAACTCGGATTCTTAACAAGCCACTCTAAAAACTCATCATCAATAGCTCGTACACCATCTTTGATTAAGTCTTGGTCTGTTGTTAGAATGATTTTTTTATTATTTTTCCACGTATTTGGGTCAACAGTATAGTCAGAGGTATATTTACATAATTCCCCATCATTATCGTAAAACCAATCTCCCTCTTTAATTTCTTCATCAGAAGTGATATAAACATATTGAGTTCCTTTTCTCCATTGAAGCCTATGTAATTCTAATACACCATCTTTGTTGTAAGATAATCTACTTGAATTTTCTGTTGGTAATATAAAAATGTTTTTCATAACCTTTGTTTTAAATTTATACCTAAATATACGAAATTTATTTTGATAAGACAAATAATTCGTATGTAGAATTTTCAGTTTTAAATTTTAGATAGTCTTCTCTTTGCTCCACGATCTCTGTTACTGGTGTTGTTTGCCAAGCAAAATACATGTTGAATGGAGACATGATTAAACTTCTACTAACAGCAATTTCTTGAAAATCTGCTTTATATCTTCCTTCCTCATTAAATTCTAACCATTTAATATCTTCTGATGTTTTAGTCAAACCATCTCTTTCTCTTACTAGTTTATATTTTGGTTCTGACTGGTTCCCATATACTTCTCTAAACATTTCATCCAAACTCATTTTTCCTTCTTCATTTAGAGTTAGTAATACTTTTGGCTGTACTCCTGGTATCATATTTATAATCCTTTAAAATCATCATTACTAAATACTGGTTCGCCATCTTCTCTAAGTGGTGGAAAATGTCTAAGACAGCTGAATACTCTATCTCTTGTTTCTTTGATACTTTTTGGTCTTTTCTTTGGGTCAAGTAAATCAACTAAAAGCTCCCTTGTTCTTTTTAAGGATTCGTATTGTTCAAATTTTAGACTCATGATTTTTATTGTTTAAATTGTTCAATTAATTTTCTTTTAACTATAATAGACTTTAACCTCTGTACATATGTTGGATCTTCAGCATAGTTTTGTTTAAGGTATTCGTAATACTCCCCTTCAGTATTTATTTTTCTCAAATATGAATTATAAAACATAGCATAGTCATAAACACTTTCTTGCCAGGAATTATAATAGGCATGACCTCTATTTGTACCTTTAGCTAAATTTGCTCTTAATTTAGCTTCTTTCATCCCAAACAAATTATTGTTCTCTAAAAAGATAGTAGACTTGAAATTACCTGTCTCTTGCATTGTTTGAGCTAGAACAATGTGTGGGAATTTAAAATTTAATTCTTTAATCTTCTCTACAAGTTTTTCTTGGGTAAACTCATTATATTCCCTTATCACAATAAGTTTCTCCTCATAACTTAACTCTTCTGTATTTGGAGTAGGAAGGTACGTAAAACCCAAAAATACCAAGATTGCTAAAACACCTCCTATACCGGTTAGTAATTTTCCTGAGATGCTAGTTTTTTCGAAAATTAATTTTTCTTTGTTGAATCTGTAATACATAACCATTGATTTTAAATTAATAATGTTTTTCAATTTTTGCTCCAAATTGTTTTGGAGCTTTGTTTTGGTTGGAATGTAACATACCTATAAATATTACTCCTACCATAATTAGTATTGTGATTATAAACTTATAATCTTCTTTATCTAATTGTTTCATAACCTTTGTTTTAAACTTATACCTAAATATATAAAAAAAAGCTTGCGTAAGCAAGCCTTTCTGTAATTATTTTCTTAAATATTTTAATTGAGAATCCCAAGATGGGTTTGCTATTTTACTCCTAGCGGGGTTACCTTTTTTATGCTCCGACATTTGAAATTCAATATGTGGTCCTCAAAGTAACAAACGAGGTATGTTCATAGTATCTAAATAGTAGGCATGTAGCCTTAAAATAAAAATGTACGAAGTAGCCCAAGCTTTTACTACAATAAAATATTTAAGAACTTATGTTGTTATATATAAATATATGGGAGATCCGAAAACCCGAATCTCCCTTTATATTAAATTTCAATCGCTTCGATAGCTTTGATGATCGCTTTAGGGTCTAATTCCACTCTTTTGATCAATTCATACATTTCTGCAGTGTATCCAAATAATTGGTATACTTTATCACCTGGTTTGAACATTGTAGTTCCGTACCCTGTAATATCTACAGAATATACATGCATGTTTTTGTAAGCTAATCTATCTAGGTAAGACTTACCTTGCATATCTGAAATAACAAATACTCTATCGTAATTGTTTCCAATTGTTTTAAAGATACTGTTAAATTCAGTTCCATACCCTACAGCTCCTTGTTTTTTAAGGAATTGATTTTTAAGTGTGTTAACACTATCCATTGGGTTGTATGGAATTCTTTCAGTATAGTTAGCGAAATGGAATACATCTGCTCCAATACCTTTTGCTAAGGTAGCTGCTACTAAAGCTGCTTTTTCAATAGCACTCTTACTTCCTTGGTTTTTGTTAGCTAATTTAATAGCTGTATCCATAGAACCTGAACTATCGAATACGATTGCTGTTCTACCGTGAGAGAATAACTCTACTAGGTTTGGAATAGCTAATTCGTAAGCTTTATCACATGCTTTGATGAATGGTAAAGCTTTTTGTGCTCCTACTTCTTGAATTAATACCTCTAAAGCAATATCAATTTGGTGTGGGAATACTAATGATTGCTTGATCATCTTAGCATCTGTTAGAATTTCACATGCCTCTGTAATTAATGTAGAGTTGTTTGAAGTCTGTAAGATGTTTCTTAAGTTACGTAGTAACGCTAAGTAACCAATCTTTCTAGTCTTGATTAACTCTGCATAGTTAGCTTCCTTAGAAGCTTTCAATTCAATTTCAGCTTGTTCTTTAGTAATCGCTCCAGATTTAACTTTAGCAGCTACTTCTTGACCAGCTTGAGTGTTTTTATCTTCAACAGTGTTGAATTGTTTTAAAGTACCACTCATTAATTGTTTGAAAGTTTCTTGCATGTTTTCCTTTGGTGCTGGGTGAACTAAATTCACAACGTCCACTAAAGAAATACTTCTATTCTTTCCTTGATATTTAGCTAATTCGTATGCATCAGCATTTTCTAACGCTTCTTTAAACCCTTTTTTCATTGAGTTTGGTAATGGTTTACCTGGATTGAAGTGTTGGTAACATGCTACGATTTCTAGAATGTCATCTAAACGGAATACAATACCTCCTTTGTTTTGCTTTCTATCTCTCTTAGAGAAGAATTTTCTAGCAACAGATCTACCTGAAAGTAATGGAGTTAATGCAACTGCTCCGAATTGTGACACAGAACGTTGACCCATAACAGATCTTGCATATACTAACGCTTTTGCAACGAATTCTGGTTCTTTTTTAGCAATGTTTACAATCAAATCTTTGAAACGAGTTTCTCTATCTGATAGTTTTTCGTAATA